TCAACAAGTAACTTTTTGAGAAAATCTCTTTCTTATTTCTTTGATTATAAACTCTAAAGTTTTATTTTCAACAGGTTTAAGAGTTTTGTTTGTTTTTAGATTTTCTATTTCTACAATATTTTTTCTTATGTCAATAAATGTAATTTTCATGTTATAATCTTCTCCAAAAACTCTGATTAAATTTTTTTGACTATCCCAACTATAATCATTATTACTTAAGAATAAGAATACATTTTCAAATGAAGGAAAATCTTTTCTGTATTTTAATGCCCAATCTAAAGGGTAGTCTTTACAATTTGCTTCAAAATCAAAACCAATAGAATTAATTAAAATTTCATTATTGACTTCTTTGAGTAAAGTATCAGATTCTTGTAATTTTTTGAATATTTTTAAACATGTTTTTGCATCCTCTAAGGAATTATGATGATTAAATTCTATGTTATATTTTTTTGCAAGAGTAGATAGTTTATAGTTTTCTAAACCAGGTAATAAATCCTTTGCTAACTTTAAAGTATCATAAGACATTTTATTGAATTTTTCAGCGAACTTAGGTATTTTCATATTATATCTTTCGCATTCTTGTCTTATACAAGCTAATTCCATGCTTCTTAGATTGTGTGCTATCACTAGTGTAGATGGAGTTATATATTCTTCAACAATATTCCAAGCTTCGTCCCATTTAGGAGAGTTAGAAACATCTTCTGGAGTAATACCATGTATTTTAATATTAGTCTTTGAAAATTCTGAATTAGGGTTAACTAAGATTTCTTTTTCTATCAAAATCTCATTATCTTCTTCAACTACAAAGCCAATACTACAAACAGAACATCTTTTTGAATTTGCAGTTTCAAAATCTATAGATAAGATTCTAGTATGGTTTTTGCTGTCTATTTCGGCTATAGAAAGGTTTTCTTCTAAAAAGATATAGTTTTCTGTTTTATGCTCTAAACTATATTCGCTCATGCTGTATTCTAAATTGAAAAAGTTATCATTGTTGTAAAATTTAATTCTGTCATAAATATTTACAAAATGTTTTGTCATTACTTCATTTTTAGTTAAATTAGTATTCATAGCTTTATTAAAACCTTTTGTTATTGCAGTATGTAATACGTTTTTTGGAATATTCATTTTAGCATTAGAAAGTGTTAGAATTACTCCTTTTCTTGCTCCAGTAGATAAATGTACAATTAACATATTATTTTACCTCGACTTTATTATATATTTTGTTTACAGATAGTAACATATATATTTTACTTTTTTCATACTATACATGTCAAATACAAACAAAATATTATAGAAAAGGAATAGTGATATGTAAAAAAATAAGTATATTTTTCTTAAATTTTAAGTAATTTTTTAATTTATAAAGAAGAAAATGCACTATAACATAAAAACAAATGCATATCAATATGCATTTGTTTTTGTTATAGTTTATTTATCATTTTGTTTTACTTTTACCACGGTTCCATTCACCATAATAGAAAATAATTTTCCTATTTCCATGTAATCTATGTCTATACCGATTACTGCATTTCCTCCAATAGAAACTGCCTTTTTCTTTAATAAATTAAATGCTTCTGTCCTTCCTTGATTCAATTTTTTTTCAAAAGGAAAAGACCTATCACCTAAAAAAACTGTTAAACTAGCAGTTGTATCAGCGTAAAATCCAGCACCAACAACGACCTCAACTGCTTCAACTGTTATGTATTTTTCAATTGTATATCCATCTAAAAATGGAGTTGTAGAAATCAAAACTAATTCTGGATTAGATTTTAAAGAATTGAGTTCTTTTTCTTTGTTATATTCCTCTATAGATTCTTTTGCTTTAATTTTTAGTATATCTTTGCATAACTCACACAAATCTTGTTCTGAGTTTTCTGGAAGTTGTTTACCACATTTTCTACATTTATTATTTAAAAAAATTCTTCTTTTTCTATAATGTTATTTTCATCTTTAATAATTAAATGACTTGGTTTCATAGAAGAAGCTAAACTTTTTGCATAGTCAATAACCATTTCTTTATCTGTAGAATTATAAATTGAATATGTATTATTTTCATCTATAAATTCTTTTAAATCCCAATTATTTAAATTATTTAGAACTACAATATATTCAGTCATAATATAAAAACCCCCCTTAAAAGTGTGTTAATAAAATTATAACATCATAATGTGCATAGTGTATTATATAAATGAGAAATTTGTTTAGGTATGAAAAAAATTATAAAAGATATTAAAAAGGCACTTAGAATGTAACTAAGTACCTTTATTTCTATGTTTTATGTAATTTTTAATAAAAACATTAAACTGTTTTATAACTAAATTCTCTAAATTAGTAACACTATTTTTTCCTTTTCTCAGTGAAACACTTTTCTTAAGAGCAATATCTTCGTTAACTCCGCAGAAATACATAATTTCAGAAATTTCCAAAATTTTACAATGAAGTAATACTACATTAGGACATAAGATATGTTTTGTAAAAGCTTCTGCCTCTACTTCAAATAATTTATTATTTTTAGAATGAAGTTTTAAAACATTCGTTTTAGTTGCATGTCCTAGGAAAATATGTGCTAATTCATGAATGAGCGTCCAGCGTATAGAGTGTAAGGGATAATACGTATTGTAACATATTACAAAAGTATTATCTCTTTTGCTCCAGAAAACGAAACCTTGCTTGTCATATTTTTCAATAATAAAATTGGTATCTCTTTTTATTAATTTTGCAAATTCATCGTAGGAATAAACTTTCAAATTATTGTTACGAATAATTTGAAATGGACAAATAGGGTAATGTCGTGATTTTTTCTCTTAAAATGAACTCGTAAGCTATTTGTCTTAAAAATTTATGCATTATTTATTTTTTAATCTACCTTTCTAAAGTGTCGTCTAAATTGTCATATAAATTTATTGCTTCTTCTATATTTTCAGTATTGCCATTCCGAGCAGCAGATTGTTGTGCATTTTCTTCGATATACTCGCCTCTGTAGTCTTGGTACAATTCATCATCTTCCAATATTGTATCAACAAGTGAGTATACATATTTTTTTATTGCTTTTCTTTGTTCTCCAGAGAGTTTTAAATAACTTTCAAGTATTTTTACATCTAAATTATCAAGATTATATTTATTAGATAGTTCTGAAATTATTGTATTATCATTTTCTATATACATATTACCAGTACCATATTTTAGCCATTTTTCATTTATGTTAAATTCAGCACAAATAATTTTTATAATTTTTTCTGTAACATCACGATAGCCTTTTTCTAAATTAGAAAGATAGTTTTGAGCTACTGCTATTCTCATACCAAATTCTTTTTGTGTAAGATTTGATGCTTTTCTTACTTCTTTGATTCTTTCATGTATATCCATTTCATCACCTCCTAAAAAGATACTAACATATGAATATCGCAAATGCAATAAAAATATAAAAATAAGGTTGATTTAATATCTCTAATGTGATATTATAATATTGCGATAGAGATATTAGTAATTTAGGAGGTGTCGAATATGAATAAAATAATTGAAAATAAAACACAAAAATTAATTGAAACAAAAAGAAGTTCAGCAAATGAATTTCTTAATAAAAAAATTGATAGTGATGATTTGATGAAAGAAATTGTAAAAATGCCATACGAGCAAAGAGTGAAAATGTTTTATATAATGCAAGGTGCAAATCTTGTGAAAGAACCAGATACATCAAACATTTAATAATTAAGAGGGGTGAAACGATTGTTTATATTAAAAGGTAAAGACTTTGAAAAAGTAACAGAGAAACTAAATGTATCGTATTGGATTGTAACTGATGAAGAAACAGAAGGAGAGTTGGTATATGACTCTCTAGGTGCAGAAGAGTTTTGTTTTAGATTGTATGAAGATTATGAAGTTGAAGATTTAAGGGTAGCAAATAGACTAGAATCACATAATAATTCATTATTTAATATAGAAAAAAAGTATGTTGTGATTGATGAACTAGTTATAGTTATTTCTTGTGATTTGACAAAAGAAGAGTATTTTTATGAATGTGAATTAGAAGAAGATAAAAAAGATAAAAAAAGAAAAAATATAAAATGGAATGAAAATAAAAAGGATAACTACAGAGGTAATTTTACTAAAAAAAGTTTTAAATTTAATAACAGTGATAAAATATTCTGTCTTGATACAGTAGTTTCTTATAAGAGTTTAAAACAGTATTTAAAAGAAATAGCTGAACTTGTAGGAGCTAATGAGATAACAATATTAAGTGAAGTACCAGAAAATTCAATAAGTATTAATTTTCACTATAGTGATGATGGAAAACTTATTTTAAAGTTTAGAAGGGAAATTGGTGTTGAAGAAGGTTGTAAAAGAAATTTTGAATATTATGATAAAAATTACTTATTCAATAAACAAAAATAGATAAAAGTGGGGAGAAAAAGATGGAAGAGAAAAAAGAAGTAATAACTTTAAAAGTGAGTGTAGAAATAGACGAGGAACTTTTGAATCAGAAAATAAGTAAAATTAAAGGATTGTATGAAGAACTAAAAAATGAATTGAACTCATTTTCTGATTTGATAAAAGTTAGATAAGGAGTGATAGAAACATGAATGATTTAGATATAGAAATAAAAATAAATGAATTAGAAAAGTATGGTTACTTTAGAGTAGATAGAGATTACATGTTACAAAATATAAATAAAAAAAGTGCTTTATATAGAAAGCGTGTTGAAGAATATCCAAATGTAAATTTTAAAAAAGAACTTTTAATTGCAATGAAGTGTGAAGGAAATTTTTATTTTTATTCAAGAGAATTTATAGAAAAGAAGAGTGTTTTTGAAATACTAGAAAGTACTAAAAATCACTTTGTAAAATAAGTTAATAACCACTATCTAATACATAATTAAAATACTAAAAAATGGGGGAATAGATATGTCAAAACCATATGAGAAAGTTGAATTTAAAGGCGAAATGAATATGGATTACTTTTGTAAAGGATTAGCAAGAGCGAAAGAAATGATGATAAAAAGGCTTTTTGATGTAGATTTAGAAATAAAGTGTACATATAGAAAGAAAACAGAGGAAGAAATGAAAGCTGAAAAAGAGAAGAAGTTAGAAAAGGAAGTAATTTAATTGGAATTTTAAAATTGCATAAATAGAATAATTGCATAGGGAAATACCATATCTGAGGTGATAAAATTGAAACTACAAAAAGACACTGGTGAAAAAATTACAAGAGATTTAGAATTAAAAATACTTGCAAATAAAGATAAAAATAGTTTTTTGAACTTTTGCAAGTTGAAAGAATTGTCTAATAAAGATATAAAATTCATTTTAGAGAATACTTACATAAAGAAGTATATAAGAAAATCAATTTTAAAAAAAGAATATGTCATAAAGGTTAAAAGTATTACTTTGAAAAAAAATGATAAGCTCCTAATCTTTTGTAAAGATAAGAACTTATCAAAAGAAGATATATTATTTATATTACAAAATATTATTTTACATAAAGAATTTATAAATATCATGAAGAAAAAAGATAAATATGAAATAAAAATTGCTATATTAATGTCAATATTAGGTATTATATTAAGCCTAATATCTTTAATCTTCATCTAATGGATGTATAGGTTTAAAATCTTTTGGTAGAGGATTAATAGTTACTTTAGTATTAAATGAGCCATCTGGAGTATCTACAATTATTTTAAAATCTTTCGATTCTCTTATTGGATGTATGCCTTCGAATACAGCATATCCATGTACAGTACCAAGTGATGGAATCCTTGTATATTTTAAAATGTTTTCGCTATTTATATTGATAGGTATGTGTAAATTATCATCACCTTCAAAATTAATCAATGTAATTCCATTATTATTATTATAATGGTCATGTATATCAAGTTTAGTAGCATTTGAAGATAGATGATTATCTAATAATTTAATTTTAGTAATAGATACATTGCTGGTCGAAAGATTTTCTATAGTTAAATAGCATATTAAAAGTTCATATTTTTCGTACCAATTAAAGCCAAAACAATTTTTTCTATATCATAGGAGATTTTAAGTTTAACACTAGCTTTTCTATATACTTTGATAGAAATATAAAGGCTTGAAAAAGATACTATTAGTGCTAAAATGGCAATCCAATCTACTGCTAAGTAGTCCATATTTTAATAGTCCTTTCATTATATTTTAATAAGAAAATTATAACATAAAATTTTGAAAAAAAATAAAAAAATAAGATTGGTGAAATACATATGTTAAAACCATATGAAAATATTGAAATTAAAAATGAATATAGATTTATTTGCAAAGAATTAATAAGAGTAAAAAATGAAAAAGTTAGAAAAGGAAGTAATTTAAATTGAGACTTGAAAATTATGTAAACAAAAAGTGTCTTATAACTACGAATTATAAGACACTTCGCAAAATAACTTTGTTGTCAAAGCTATAAAATCATATCTACTCTTTATTATAGCAGATAAGACAACAGAGTTCAATAAACACGCTAAAATAGAGCGTCTAACGAGCTTGTAATAGGTATTAACATTGTAACGATATAAAGTATCTATACAAATATATAACACTAGATACTAATAAAAGACTAAATGAGGTACTGCTATGAAGAGTTTTATAAGAGAAAAAAAGATATATTGTTCAGATTATTTAGAGATAGATATAATACCAAGGGCAAATATACAAACAAAAAGTAAGAGAGGTAAAAGAGAATACATATCTAAACCTAAGCAAAAGAATTTAAATGATAAAAATGCTAAAAGGTATTTTACACAATTAGTTAATACAAACTTTACTAAAGAAGATTTAGTTCTTCATGCTACATATTCACCAAAATATTTACCAGAGACATTAGAAGAAGCTGAAAAAGAAGTTAGAAACTACATAAGGAGAATTGATTATAAAAGAAAGAAAGAGAGACTTGAATCTATAAAATATGTGCTTATAACAGAGTTTGGAGAAAGGAAGGATGGAACTAAAAGAGTTCATCATCATATTATTTTAAATGGTGGGTTGGAAAGAGACATAATAGAAGGGCTTTGGATTAGGAAGAAAAGAGGGAAAAAAGAAGGTGAAAAACTTGGATGGATAAACACACACAGATTGCAACCAAACGAATTTGGCTTACAAAATTTATGCAATTATCTCATGAAAGACCCTCGAGGTAGAAAACGCTGGAGTTCATCACAGAACTTAAAAAAGCCTTTTCAAAAATGCAATGATAGCAGATATAGCAGAAAGAAAGTTATGGAAATAGTAAGAAATGACTTAGACAACAGAATATTTTGGGAAAAGCAATACAAGGGTTACATATTTACAGAGTGCAAAGCTACATATAACGATATAACAGGAGTTAGCTTATATGTAAAAATGCGAAGATTAAATTAAAATCGAGGTGATTATATGTATTTAAGAGCATGTAAGTGTTGTAAGAAAGAATTTGAAACAAATTTATATTCAAAAACATATTGTTCTTATATTTGTAAAAACAAGTTTAAGAATGAGAAAAGAAAAAAAGAAAAGAAAGAAGGTAATGAAAATGAATAAAGAAATAGAAGCAATATGTATTGAAGTTGAGAAACGTATTTGTAAAATCTGCAAATATAATAATACTTGTAATGTTGAAAAAAGAAATGGTCGTATATGTAGTTTTTTTGAAGAAAAAAGTAAGATAGAAAAATTACTAGAAAAGAGTAATTTTATAAGTAATATGGATTTTAGATTAAAAAATATAAGTATGAAAGAAGTTGAATCTTATTGTAAAGAAAATAATAAAAAAATAAAAATTTGTGGATGGGGAAGTGAGCAAATAATGATATTTACAGATGAAAGGAGAGCAAAAACTAATGACTAATAAAGAAAAAATAAAATGTTTTGTTCTAGTCGATTTATGTCAAGAGGACTATAGTAAACAAAGAGGTAAAAATGCTTATTATGCAGGTAAAAAACACACTTTTAATTATGATTTATACCCTGTTATAACAAAGGATATAAATAGAGCGAAGGTATATAGAACCAAAAAAGAAGCTAAGAGAGAGCTTGAAACATTAAATAAAAAGTGTATTCATAATTATTTTGAAATTATTAGCTTCAAAAAAGCTATTAAAAATATGACTAATGAAGAATTGATGACTTTTATTTCAATGAGAGAAAACAAAGCATGTAAAAAATACTCAGAGGATATATGTAACTCATGTAATAATACTGATATTGATTGCGAAAGCTTTGATTGTGAAAAAGCGTATAAAAATTGGTTAAATGAAAATGTTATCTGGTAATGTAAAGGAGTGTTAAAAATGATTTACAAGGATAAAAAAATGTTATCAAGATTATTAAAAATAGTTTCAAATAAAGAGAAAAAAATACAAATGCTAGAAAAAGAATTAGAAGCTTACAAAGAAGTTGCAGCGGAAGGAGAACTTAATTTTTATTTTGCTAAAGAAGATGGTGAATATCATATAGAACTTTATAACATCAATGAAAATTTTGGGGAGTTTTCAAGAGATGTTATATTAACTAGAAGAGCTTTACAAAAAGAGTTAGAAAAAGAAAAAAATTTCAAAGGAAAAATATTTAAACGAACAAAAGAGTCAACTATATATGACAATATAGATTATATTATAAAAAATAACATGCTTGTTAATATGAAAGATTGTTTTCTGGAAGGTATTGATACAAGTATATTAGAAAATGCTTGTGGAGCTGATAAAGAATATGAAGTTGCAACAACTGTAAAAGGAGAGAGCTTTATAATTTTTAAAGATAAATATTAAATAAAAATAAAGGGAAGGTGATAAAAATGACTAATGAAGAATTTGAAAAAATAGAAGAAATATATCGTAGATACAAAGAGTTAATTAGTGCAAAAGAAGAAGCGAAAGAAATAAAAGAAATTATTGAAAGTTATGATGTTTCAAATTTTAAAATGATAAATTTTGATTTTGGCTGGGATGAAAATTTAGAATTTAGTGTTAGTGAAGAAACAAGAAATTATATAAAAAAAGAAGTTATAAATATGCTAGAAAAAGTAATTCAAGATTGCAGTGAAAAAATAGAAGCTATTAAGATACCAAGTAATTAAGCGATAAATTATAATATAAAATTCCTTGTAGGAAAAAGGAGCATAAAATATGGATGATAAAAAACTACAACAAAGATATAGAAACAAGGTTGCTAATGCACAAGGTCAACACTTTGAAAATTACATAAATTCAGCTTGTATAATTTATAGAAACGATAATAGAGCTGAAATAGATAAAACACCAGAACTATTTAGAGTATTAAGCAAGGATAAAACAGGGAAATTTACAGGTAGATTTATAGCTAATGCACAACCAGATTTCAAAGGTGCTTTAAAGACTGGTATGTGTATATGCTTTGAAGCTAAATACACGCTTAAAGATAATATAAAAAGAAGTGTTTTAACTAATACACAACTAGAAACTTTAGATAGGTATTACCACATAGGAGCAATAACAGGGGTTTGTATAGGTATACAAGATAGGTTTTATTTTATACCTTTTCTTGTATGGAAAAATATGAAAAATTGTTTTGGTAGACAATATGTAAAACAAGAAGATATAAAAAGATTTGAAGTAAAATTTTTCAATGGAGCTGTATTATTTTTAGACTATATAACTAAAGACGAGAAAATATTAAATGAGAATTATAGCTTATTAAGAAAAGAATTTGAAAATGAAATAGATGATAGCATTAAAAAAGTGAGGGGATAAAATGTTTTTAAACTTATATACTAAAAAAGATTTTAATGAAATAAAAGCAGAATATGAAATAGCTATTAGTAGAATAGAAGAATTAAAAGATAAATGTTCAAGAAAAGAAAAAATAATTTCAGATTTAGAAAATAAAAACGCTGCACTGCATACAGAAAAAATGTCTTTAAAAATTAGATATGAAAATGAACAAAATATAAAAAAGGGTATGGAAGCAGGAGCTGAAATTTTAAGAGAAGAAATAGAAAAATTAAAAGAAGAAAATGAAATTTTGAAAAAAACAATAGAAACTTTTAATAATAAAATTAAAGAAATAGAATTAAAATTTAAAAAGACACTAAATGATAAAATAACTAGACTTGAAGCTATAAAAGCGAGAACGAAAAGGTTTAGAAAAAAGAAAAAAATAGAAAAAATTATCGAGGAACTAGAATTAAAAAGTTTCTTAGAATAAAAGGTTGATTATTATGTTATTAGCTAATAGAGACAAAATAATACAGCTTGCAAGTAAAATAGTAGAACTATACAATGTTGAAGATTTAGAAGCGACAATAAAAGCTATACAGTACTTAGAAAAGATTGAAGTAAATGGAGTTGTACAAGAAGAAGGATATAATAAGCTTCTAAAATTGATTGAAAAATAATATAAGGTGCTGAAAGTCTATGGAAAAGAAAGTAATAAATTATTTTGTAGATTGTATAAAGAAAAATAAAACTAGAATATTGATAGAAAAAGATAATAAGTACTATATATCAGATGGTGCATGTGTTTTTATAGTAGATAAAAATGAAATGGTATTAAACCCAAAGTTATTTGAAGCTAACAGTAAGAAGTCTCAGATAATAATGGATAACATAAAAAAAGATAGCTATAGAGAATTGTTGTTAAAATATTATATACCAATAAGAGAACTTGTCTATCACAAATATATATGTGAAGATTTTGCAATTTATCTTGATGAAAACTATATAAAGCTTTTTGGAAGATTTGATAAGGTAGAAGGAATAGACAGTAACTCTCTTGTTCGTATATCTATAAAAGGGCATATAATAGGCTACTTATTACCAGTAAGGACATCAGAAAATTTTTAAATATTAAAAATAAAAGAAAGAAGGTAAAGCTATGAAAATCATATCTATTCTAAGCTTCAAAGGTGGTACAGGTAAAACAATAACAAGTGCAAACATGGCAGATATTTTATCTATAGTACATAAGAAAAGGGTATTGTTAATAGATGCAGATAAACAAGGTAATTTATCGCAATACTTCTCAAAATTCGAGGAAAAAGGAAAAGGTACAGCAGAAATGTTGCTTGAAGATAATGCAAATATACATGAATACATATGTAAGACTGAAAATAAAAATATAGATATTATAACTAGCAATATGTATTTATATCAAGCTGATAGAATGTTATTTGACAGTGATAGAGATAAATTTAGTATATTAAAAAGATTACTAGAAAAAGTTAAAAATGAATATGATTTTTGCATAATTGACAATGCACCAAGTACAGATATAGTAACAATCAATTCTCTAGTAGCGTCAGATGAAGTAATTATAACAGTAAGAGCAGATAATTTTTCTCTTAAAGGAATAAAGGAATTGCTGGAACAAATAGAAAATGCTAAACATGTAAATAAAAAAATAAAATTTAAAGGGTGCATAATAACGCATTATCAAAACAATGATGTAAATAATCAATTTATAACTTTACTACAGAATATCTGCAAAGTATTTGAAACTGTAATAAGATTAAATAAAAATGTAGCTGAAAGTACATTTTATCAAAAAACAATAATGAAATATAACAAAAGATGTGGTGCGACAATAGACTATAAAAAGTTAGTTAATGAGTATCTAAATATAGAATAAAAAATGTGTCCGAATTGGACACATAGAAAGGAAAAAGTAAAATGGCTTTTAATATGTTTGAAGCAATTAGTAATAGTAATAATAGAAAACTAGAAAATAACAATAAAAATATTAAAAATAAAAAAACAGAAATAAAAAATATAAGTGTTTATGATTTAGTACCATCAGAAGATAATTTTTATTCAGCTGAAGATATAGAAGATTTAAAATCGTCTATAGAAATGTTTGGAATAAAACAAAATCTATTAGTAAGAGAAAACGAAGATAATAAATATACAATAATAGCAGGTCATAGAAGAAGATTAGCAGTATTGAAGTTATTAGAAGAAAACAAAGAAAATGAAAAATTTGAAATGATGCCTTGTATGGTAGAAAAAATAACTGGAATAAGAGCGAAAATATTATTAATAACAACTAATTCAACTGCAAGAGAATTGACAGATTTTGAAAAAATGAAACAGGCAGTAGAAATGAGGAAGTTATTAGAAGAGTTAAGAGCAGAAGAAGATATAAAAGGTAAAACTAGGGATTTAGTTGCTAAAATGTTAAATACATCAGCTGGTCAAATAGCAAGGCTAGAGAACATATCTAAGAAGTTAATGCCAAATTTTAAAAATGAGTTTGAGAAAGAAAATATAAATGTATCTACAGCATACGAATTATCAAGATTAGAAGAAGCTGAACAACAAAGTTTATTTGAAGAATACCAAGATAAGGGAAGCTTAAGTATCAAGGATGTTACAGAAAAATCAGAAGAGAAAAAAAGTGAAATAAATGAATTAGAAGCTTATAAAATTGAAGAGGATGAAAATGAAGTTGAGGAAACTGAAAAGATAATTAGTTTTCCAACTGCAACAATAGAAGATAAAAAAGAAGAAGGAAAAGTTTTTAAAACAATTTTTGAAATGTTGAAGGATATGAAGATTAGAAAATTCGCAGAATTTATTTGTTCTCAATGTAATGTGACTGGAACATTTTGTGATTTTGCGATGGAATGTAATGATAAAAACGGAAAAGGGTGTGTTGATATATGCATAAAGTGGTTAAAGATGGAAGCACAAGAAATGCAAAAGTAGATATAAGACATAATAAGAGTGGATACTTAGATAGTACAGCATATGAAGCTATAAGAAAAATTGACAAAGAGAAACAAGACGCTAATATATTAATTGAATTAATTAAAAAAATGGCTAAGGTAGCAGGTTTTGAGGTAATAGGAAGAATAGAGATTAGAAACAAAAAAACAGGTGTTTTATATAAATAAGCTATTAGGATTATAAAAAACGGGAGGAGTAATAAAATGGACAAAGATATTTGGCTATACAGCTGGGATGATGAGTGCTTTGGAAGTAATGAATACGAAAGTAGAGAGGAAGCTATTCAAGGAGCTAAGGAAGAACTTAAGAGGTTTGGAGAAGTTAAACGATGGGTTTATATTGGAAAAAAAGAAGAAGCTTATATTCCTTGCTTGGATGCAGAAAACATACTAGATTATGTTCAAGATAGAATTAATGATGAGTTTGGAGAATTTGGAGAGAGCTGGTCAAGTTATATAAAAGATGAAGATGAAAAAATACTTGATGATAGATTAAATGAAGTATTTGAAAATTGGATAAATGAATTTGGTTATAAGCCAGACTGGTGCATGGTTGTAGATGTGGAAGAAGTAGAACTAAATGAAGGCAAGAGTGAAGGTAGCAAGGTCGATAATAATTAGAAGGAGATATATTGTATGGGGGAAAAAGTTATAATAGATAGTAAAGAGAGTAACATTAATTTAATAATTGAAAGAGCAGCAAAGGCAGCAGCAGAAAAAGCTATACAAATATACAAAGTAAAATTAAATGAAGAAGCTACAGAGCTATACAACAGAAAAATAAGAAATACTAAATTATTGTTAAAACATTATAGAGAGTTTAAAAAACATATTGATAATTCTGTTTTTAAAGTTTCGTGTAAAAGTGGAAATGCTATTGAGGTATTGACTACACTTGCAGATAGATATGTAAGTGAAGATTTATTTGTAGAAAGCATTAGCAAAAGTGTATCTAGGACTAATGTTATAATTGCACATATAGATATAATGTTAAAGATATATAAAGAGTATTGTAATAACTCTAATGATATAGAACAAAGAAGATATAGAATAATAGAAGAAAGATTCATAAAAGAAGTGAAACATAAGAAAGATAGATGTAGTATAAACAAGATAGCTAAAAGAGAAAATATAGACACTAGGACTGTGTATAAAGATATAGACCAAGCATGTGAAAGGTTAGCAGCTTTGATATTTGGTGTGGATGGAATAAAAAAGTACTGAAAAGGTATATGTGAATGGGCATGTTTTTGTATATAGATAGGTTTAAATAAAATACATATACATATATCATAATACAAGTAGTTGCAAATGGTTAAGCGTATAATAAAAGGAGTGCTAATTTATAAAGATATAAAGAATAAAAGGGCAATAAGTGTTCATATACAAAACAATTTCAAAATGGTAATATATAAAGTGTAAGATTAGATTTGTTGTGAACCAGAAAAAAATATATTATACAAAAGGATTATCTCTTTAAGTAATTGAGATAGTCCTTTTTATTTTTAAGAGGTGAAAGTATATGGATAATAGTAGAGAATTAAAAATTAAAATGAGAGATACATTCAAAGACTTAGTAAAATTATTTGATAAAAGCATGAAGCTGGAAGATGAAATTGAAAGCTTAACGGAAAAAGATGTTAAGAAACAAAAAAGGTTAGTAAAAAAATATGGAAAAGTAATCGAAACTATTGGAGAAAAACTAGACTATTTATCAACTTTAGAATAGGAGTAATTAAATGAGAAGAATAGTGTGTGATAAGTGTAATAATAAATTTAAAGTAGCTTATAAAGATGTAAGAACAGAAACTATTGGAGATATAAAAATAAAATATTTTATATGCAGAAAGTGCAAAGAAAAATATATTATATATTATGAAGATGAAACATTAAGAGAACTGAAAGAATTATACAAAGAACTTATTTATGAAGAACAAGGTAGATTTACAGATAGAACAACGAAGTCTGAAAGAGAAAAAGTTTTTGCTGAAATGATTGCATATGTAAATACATTAAAAGAAGTATGTAATAAATATCTTAATAAAACAGAATATGAAATGAAAGATATAGAGAAGCACATGGAAGAACTATTAAGAGAAGAACCGAGTGGAGTATATGAAGCTTAAAAAAATATGTAAATGTGGTAAGACAATAGATTATAGTGAAAAGGCATGTAGTGAATGTGTTAAAAAATATGTTAAAAGTAGGAAACAGAGCAATAAAGTATATAATTCTAAGAATAGAAATAAAGAAAGAGATAAATTTTATAACGGAAAAGAATGGAGGGAAACTAGAGAATATATATTAGAAAAAAATGTATATTTGGATTTATGGGATTATTATATTAATAAAAAAATAACTACAGCAAATACGGTACATCATATAATTGAGTTGTCAGAAGATGAAGAACTTGCATTAGAAGAAAATAATCTCATAACTTTATCATCTAAAACACATAAAAAAATACATACATTATATGAGAAAGATGGTATAACAAAGAAAGAAACCCAAGCAAAATTAAAAGAAATATTAAGGCTTCATAAAATATATACTGAATAAAGACTACCCCCCTACTTATGAAAAAAAGAAAAGGGGATTGGGACAGCGAGCAGGGGTATATATATACGGAGATTTTCCCTTTATAAGATTTTTTTGTAAAAAAATATGCAAGATATCTTGCAAGAAAGTAAACTATTTTTTTAAAATAGCTGATAGCTATTATTTTTTTGTACAAATTTAAAAAGGATTGGAGGTGTAAAAAATGGGGAGAAAAAAACAAATGACATCTACAACTAAAAAACATTTAACTAAAAAAGAAAAACAGACTCGGCAAAATGTAGAAAAACAAATAAAACTTGACAGGGATGATTTAGTAACAGTTCCAGAAATTTTAAATAGTGATATTTTAGCATATAAAGAATTTTTAAGAGTAGTAGAGGAAGCTGGCAAAATTGACTTGTGGGATAATTTAGACTTAGCAATAATTTTAATGTACAGTGATGCATATAGCAATTATATAAAATTAAAAGAATATATAGAAAAAACAGGTCATGTTATATCTGGAAAAGATACTGACAAAATAAGTCCTTATGTAACTGCAAAATTTAAATATGCTGAATTGATACTAAAATGTTCTGCTAAGCTAGGTTTAGCAACTACAGATAGATTAAAACTAGTTGTTCCAGAAAATGAAAATTCAAAGGAAAATAAATTTGCTAAATTTATAAAAGTAGGAACATAATGGCTAAAAGAAAAAAAGATAGAGTAACAGAATACGCCAGAAAAGTAGTTGCTAAAAAAATAATAGCTGGTGAAAGTGTTATTCTAGCATGTAAAAGACATTTAAATGATTTAAAAAGAAGTAAAACAAAAGAATTTAAATACAAATGGGATGTTGAAGCATCTGAGGAAGCACTTGACCTTTATAATGAGCTTACTATTCTGGAAGGTGACGAAGTACAAACTTTAAAAACTAGAGGATTTCAAGAATTTATTTTAGGAAGTTTAGAGGGCTGGGTTGAAAAAAAGACTGGTTATGTGAGATTTAGAGAAGCATATATCCAATTAGCACGTCAAAATGGAAAGTCTTTTTTATCTGGAGCTAAAAGTATAAAAACAAGTAATTTCTCAACATATAAAAAAGGAAAAATTATATGTGCAGCAACTAAAATGGAACAAGCTAAAATAGTATGGGAAGAAGTAGAAAAGTTTATATTAGCAGATGAAGATTTAAATGAAATGTATAAAATAAAACGTTCTGATTATGAGATAACAGCAGGTGCAACAGGAACGATAATAAAACCAATCGGACGTGATACAAAAAGCTTAGATGGATTCCGTTCTATATTGGCGATACCGGATGAACTTCACGCACATAGAACCAATCAAGTTTATAAACTTTTGCAGGGTGGACAGAGGAAAGTTAATAATGCTTTAATATTAGCAATAACTACAGCAGGATTTGATTTAAATAGTTTTTGCTATGAACATTATACTTTTTGTAAAAAAATACTAGCTGGAGCTATAACTAAAGAAAGTTTATTCATATATATTGCTGAAATGGATGAAGAAGATGATATTTGGGATTATCATAATTGGGTAAAATCTAATCCATTACTACTTTTAAATGAAGATAACACTATAAATATGCATGAAGTCGCTAAAATGAGTGAAGTTGCATTAGAAGCTAAAGAAAAAGGTGGAAGCGATTTAATGGACTTCATGACGAAGTGGTTAAATATTTGGGTAAGCTACAAAGATGGAAGATATCTTGATGCCAAATGGCTTGAAATATGTGCATGTGACTTAACCCTTGAGGATATGAGAGGTAAAGAATGTTATTTAGGTATAGATTTGTCGAGTGGTGGAGATTTAACTTCTATAGCATTAATATTCCCTCTCGAAGATGAAAAAGTTTATATTTATAGTCATTCCTTTATGCCAGAATTAAGGATTATTGAACATGAACAAACAGATGATGCACCATATAGAATGTGGGTTAATGAAGGACTTTTAACATTAACTACAGGAGCTTTTGCTATTAAAACAGATTATAAATTTATAATAAAACATTTAGAAGATATATTAACAGAATATGAAATAAATGTAATAAAATGTGCTTATGATAATCACAATGCAAGTGCTTTTATATCAGATTTAGACTTTTTAGGTTGCGATTTGATAGATGTACCACAAAGTGCAAGGTCTTTAAATGATGCAACTGTAGATTTTAAATTATCAATGAAGGCTGGTCAAGTTTTGTACAATAGGAAAAATAAATTGTTTAAATGGAGTGCTATAAATGCAACTATAACTAAGAATAGTTTTGGAGAAATAAAAGTTGATAAGTTAGAACAAGAAAATAGAATAGACCCGATAGATTCAATTCTTGATGGTTGGAAGATTTATTTTGAAGATGTAAAACAAAATGGAGATATTGCATATGTACCAGATTAATTAAAAAAGGAGAATAAGAAAAAAGTGGGAATAATGAACTGGCTAAGAAATCTTAGTTTTGGAACACCAAGTATAAGAGTAAGTCAAAGAAATAAGAGCAGTCCATTTTCATTTTGTAATGATACTTTAGCGAGCAATGAAACTATCTTTGCAGCAATTACAATGTTAGCTAATTCGATTGCTAGTGTTCCGATTAGCCTTAGAAATGGTTATGAAAAAGTTAAACCAAGCGAACATTATATTGCTACTATGCTTAGAGATGGATTTAACAAAAATGATACCATGTTTGAATTTATAAGATTGATGGAAGTAATAAGAAATACAAAAGGCAGTGCTTATGCAATCAAAGAATATGATTATTACGATAATATAAGTGATGTATGGGTGTTAGATTCTGATTTTGTAACACCTGTTATCGATACAGACACAAAAGAAATGTGGTATAGAATATCAACAAAAGATGGAGATAGTTATTTTCACAATAGTCATATAATCACTGTTAATCATATAAAAGAAGGTTCAGAACGTGGGATAAGTCCAATTAGTGTGCTAAAAAACACATTGAATTATGATAGAGAAGTAAAAGAGTTAAGTCTAGCACAACTTTCTAATAATATAGATGCTAAATACGCTTTTAAAATTTCTGGTAATTTAAGTAAAGAAAAAATAACTGAATATCATGAAATGATAAAAAGTTATATGGATAAAGGAGTTATATATTTAGATAATGGGAAATCACTTGAAGAGTTAAAAAATAAATCTTTTATTGACCCTAAAATTTTTGAAGTTGAAGAAATAACTGTAAGTAGAGTAGCAAGAGTTTTCACTATGCCAGCACATAAATTGTATGCTGGGAAACAATCATATTCAAGTTCTGAACAGGCAGACTTAGAGTACTTAGTTGATACAATATTGCCAATTGTACGAATGTATGAACAAGAATTTAATAAAAAATGCTTAACTACTCTCGATAGAAATAAATATGAAATTAAATTTAATTTAAGTGGATTTGCTAGAGCAGATATGAAAACTCGTGGTGAATTTTATCAAAAAATGCTTAGGTGTGGAGGGTTAACGCCTAACGAAATACGAGAACTAGAAGATAGACCTCCAAAACAAGATGGTGATGATTTAATGGTAAGCAGGGATTTAATAAAAATTAAAGATTTACATTTGCTATTGTCTAATAAAAATAACTTGAAGGGGGGGTGATTAAATGAAAAATAAAATACTGGAATTAAAAAATAAAGATTCAAAATCTAATGATTTAAAGAATGTTGGAAGTATAGAAATAAAAAATCAAGATGAAAATAGTGCAGAACTATTTTTTTATGGTGATATTGTTTCTGAAAGCTGGCTAAGTGAATGGTATGAAGATGATAAATGTCCTAGCGATATTAGTAAGTTTTTAGAAGAATTAGAAGGAGTAAAAAATATAAATGTGCATGTAAATTCCGGTGGTGGGTCTGCGTTCGCTGGACTTGCTATATACAATCAATTAAAAAGGTATAATGCAAATATAACAACTTTTATTGATGGATTAGCAGCGAGTATAGCAAGTGTTATTGCTATGGCTGGTAATCGTATTGTTATGCCAGAAAATGCCTTGCTTATGATACATAAACCTTTGAGTTGGTGTGGAGGTAATGCAGATGATTTTAAAAAAGAAATTGAGATACTAGACACATGTCAAAAATCGATTTTAAATGTATATATGACAAAAGCAAAACCAAATATTGAAGAAGAAGAAATAAATGATTTAATAAATAATGAAACTTGGCTAACTGGAAAAGAAGCAGCTAAATATTTTGAAATAGAGTTAGAAGGAACTGTAAATATAGCAGCATGTTCTTCTGACTTTTTTAGTAAGTATAAAAATATACCAAGTCAAATAAATGAGATTAATAATAGTTCAACATTACCAGTCATGAGTAAAGAAACTAAATTATTAATAGAAAGAATAAAAAATAAAACAAAATAGGAGTGATTTTATAATGGAAATGAATAGATTCAAATTACAACAAATGGAAGAAGGAGTGAAAGCCCAATTAAAAACTGAAAGTGACAAATTAACAAATATGTATGTGGATGTAAAAACAACAGCACAAGAAAGAAAAGAACAAGAAACTACAGTAAGAGATTTGGAAGAAAGATTTGAAGGTATAAAAAATAAAATAAAAGAAATGGATGAAAAAGAAGCTCAAAAAATTGCTGCTCAAAATAAAAATAAAAATCTTGGCAACAGCGAAAAAGACAAGAAAATAAAAGCAAAAGCTGAATTAATAAGAAATGTAATGGCAGGGAAAGAAGTAACAAAAGATATAAAAAATGTACTTGGGGATGGTGATGCTCTTGGAGGCGGTAATAAAATACTACCTACTACAATGACAAATGAATTGTTATATGAACCAATGTCAAAAAATCCGTTGCGAGGGATTTCAACAATGACAAATATAACTAATTTAGAAATACCCAAAATTATATTTTCTTTAGATGATGATGATTTCTTAGATTCAGATTCAGCATCAGCAAAAGAATTAAAAGCAAATGGAGCCAATGTATCTTTTGATAGAAATAAATTTAAAGTTTTTTGTGATATAACAGAAACGGTTTTAAAAGGTACAGAAACAAATTTAGTACAAGTTGTAGATGCAGGTTTGCAAAGTGGTTTAGCTAAAAAAGAAAAAAAGGTAGCATTTGAAACAAATAATCCAACGGAAATGTCTTTTTATAAAAAATCAACAGAAAGTGGAAATCCGTTTCTAATAAAAACAATAGAAGGAGATACATTGTTTGAAGCAATAATAAATTGTCTTGCAGATTTAGAAGACGATTATTCAGAAAATGCTAGTATTGTTATGAGAAAAGTTGATTATTTTAAAATAATAAAGACTTTAGCCAATGGAAATGCAAGTTTATACACAGCTCAACCAGAGCAAGTGTTAGGAGCGCCAGTGGTTTATTGTGATTTAGCTACAATACCGGTTGTAGGGGATTTTAGATATTCACATTTTAATTATGATTTAGATATGTACTATGATAGAGATAAAAATGTTAAAACTGGTATAGAAAGCTTTGTTCTAACTGCATATTTAGACCATAAAATTAAAATGAAATCTGCTTTTAGATTAGCAACAGTAAAAAGTAATACACCCTAAACCAGACCTTCTACAAGAAGAAGGTCAACCAGAAGCTACTAAAATGTTAAAAACTAAAAATACTAAAAACAGAAAAGCAGGTGAATAATTTGGAAGAAAGTGAAATATTAGATTCTATAAAATTATACTGCAGGCTAGATGATTGTCCAGAAGAAGAAATAAAAGAATTAAAAGAAGCTTGCGAGGAATATTTAAAAAATGCAGGGATTGAAAAAGATTATGAAAATAAGTTGTATTTTTTAGCTATAAAGAAGCTTATTTTACATTTTTATGATAACAAAGGTATTGTAGGCAAAAATACAGAAATACTATATGGAATAACTCCTGTAATAAACCAACTGCAATTAGGAGGGTCAACAGGGAAAAATGTTAGACTATAGAATAATCATAGAAAAGCTTTCTGATAATGATACAGATGAAAGAGGATTTCCACTTGATGATTGGCGAGAATATTACACTTGTTGGTCAAATTTTAAAAATGTAAGTGGCAAAGAATATATATCTGCAAAAGCTACATCTAGTGAAAATATAGTAACTTTTACTATTAGATATTCAGAAAAAGTAAAATTGATAATAGAAGATGCAGAAAGTACTAAAATATATAGAATTAGATATAGAAATAAAATCTATGACATAATTTATATTTCTGATTTTGAAAATAAACATAGATTTGTTGATTTTAAATGTAAACTTATATCTTAGTAGGATGTGAATGGAATGAGTATGGAATGGAACGGTTTTTCAACATTACAACAGAAATTGGAAAACTTAGAGAAAAAGGTAAGTAATGAAGTAGTTGATAAAGCATTAGACGAAGGTTCTAAAATACTTCTAAATGGTCAAAAAGAGACTGTACCTGTTTTAACAGGAAATTTATTACAATCGTTAGGTGTTTTTGATAAAAAAGGTTCTGGAGCTAATAAAAAAGTAGACATAGGAATAGCACATAATAAAGATAGGTCAGCTACATATGGATATTATCAAAATTATGGTACTGAAAAGATGGGAGGAAATGGATGGATACAAAAAGCTTGGGAAGCGAAAATAGGAGAGGCTAGTTCAAAAATAAAAGAAGTACTAAAAGAATCATTAAAAACTAATGGAGTATGAAAATGATAAATGAATTGATTTGTAAAATAATGAAAGGTCTAAATATAGATTGCTATTATTTGGAAGCTAATTGCAATAAAGATAAATATGTTATTTTTACTATTTACAATGAAAATAGACTTGACCAGAATTTGTATGATGATGATTATATAGCTACTACATATAATATACAATTATCTCTTTGGTACAAAAATCCTAGTGATATTAATTTATATGAAGATATAAAAAATAAAATGAAAGAAAATGGTTTTTATCTTAAATCAGTAGTAGATAGAAAAGAAGGAGAGTTTTATGGTAAAACATTCGACTTCTTATATGAAAAAGATGAATAATAATAAAATTGTTGAGGTGTCCAAATTGGACACATTTTTTATGCAAAAATAAAAAAAGGAAGAAGGTAATAGAATATGCCAAAAGCAGAAAAAAATTATAAAAGTAAAATAATATCTGGTCTTAAAAACATACATGTCGCAAAAGTAAATGACGATGGAACTTTTGCTGTTCCAGTACCCATACTAGGTGGAAAAAAAGTTGAATCATCATATGAAGTAAGTGAAGATATAACTTATGCAGATGATATGGCAGTTGATAACGATATGACTGTTTCAAATGGTTCTGGGAAAATGACAGTTTTGGGATTATTAATGGATGAAAAAGCACTAATTTATGGTGGAGATAATATGTCTGGAGGTTGGGGGCTGTCTACTAATATGCAAGTGCCTAATCTAGCGATTTTATTTGAACAGCAAAAAAGAGATGGTGGGAAAATATTAAGTGTAATATATAATGCACAATTTAAACCAGCTGGAATCAATGCAACTACAGTAGAAGAAAAAAAAGAAAAAGAAACTGTTGAGTTAGAATTTACTTCATTGCCAGCTGTAACAAGTGTTGATGATAAAAACTATTTTTATTACACAGTAGACACAAAAGATAAAAATGTAAGTCAAGAAATGATTGAAAATTGGTATAAAACAGTTCAAGTTCCAAAAAAAACAGTAGAGAGCACTCCAAATATTCCAGAGTCGTAAAAAAATAATATAGAGGGCTTATTAAGCCCTCTATATTTAATTAAAGGTGAAAAAATGAGTTATAAAGAAAAAATTATACATGGCTTTGATAATATACATTTATGCAAAATAGACGAAAATTCTGTTCCTGTAAAAATATTAGGTGGCATATCTGTAAGCATAGAATTAAAACAGCCTTATAAAATTATGAAATGTGGTGGAAATGAAAATATAATTTTTTACGGAAAAGTAAGTGGAACAGGAAAACTAAATTTATTAGGATTAACAGCAGATGAAGAAGAATTGATATGGAATTTTAAAAGATATAAAAATGGAATAGTTGTTGAAGATAGTATAAAACCAAACAATTTAAGATTACTATTTACAAGAAAAAGACGTGATGGAGCAATAATTTATTACTGTATATATAATGTTATTTTTGATATAGATGGTATTTTAGCTGAAACAGATGCAGCGAAAAGAAGTAGTAGTAAAAGAGAGTTAAGTTTTAATGTATTTGCTGATAAAAAAATAAAACTAACATTCTTTTCTATGGATACAAAAAGTGGTGAAAAAGAAATATTAGATAAGTGGTTCAAAAAAATACAAATTCCAGAAGGGTAAAATTATGATAGATGATAAGATAACAATTAAGTTAAATGAAGAAAGTGTTGTGTATGATGCTAGGCTGGATATGGGAGCAATAGCAGAAACGCAACATTTTTTTAAGTTAAGAAATGATTTTATGACAGTACCAGAAATTTTGAAATGGGTTGGCAAAGGCGACTTTATGGTAGTAAATGAATTAATTATACAGTCAATATTAAGATGCCACAAGCAATTGAATAGAGACGATATAATAACAAATTTAAAGTTTAGAGAAATGCCAAAGATACATGAATATTTAAACTCGTTACTTGAAAAAGCTATGCCAGCAAAAGAAAATGACAGTGAAGATGAAATTGAAAATATAGAAGAAAAACAAGACGATTGAGATTTTGAATACTTAGAATATTTATGGACTACAGTATTAAAAAGACCAGCTGGAAATTTTTTGAAAACTACACCAAAAAAACTTTTTGCACAAATTGATGCACATGGAAAATTTAAAGGTGTAGATAAAGAAAAAAAGAATGTTGAGATTGTTAATTCTACAGAATTTATGTAAAAAAGGTGGTGGTTAAATGTCAGAGGAGATAGAGAAGCTATCGGTCACGTTAGCATTAGAAGCAAATAACTTTACTAAACAAATCAGTGCAATAAATAAAGAAATAGGTAATTTAGATAGAGAATTTAAAACAGCAGCACAAGGTAATAAACAATTTGAAAATAGTTTTACTGGTCTTGGTGCTAAGATGCAAAAGCTTACAAAACAGATTGATTTGTATAATAAAAAGTTAGAGAGTCAAAAGAATCAATATAAAAGTTTGCAATCTACTTTAACCACGCAAAAAGCTAAATTAGATAGTTTAGAAAGTACTCTAGGTAAAAATTCTAATGAATGGAAAAAACAAGCTCAACTTGTACAAAAAAATGCTGAAAAGTTAAGTAGATTAGGAAGTAATATAAATCAAACTAAAAGTACAATTAGTAGACTTAGAACAGAATTAACACAAACAGGTCAAAAATTTCAAGAACTTGGAAATAAAACATTAACTATTGACCAAAAACTAAATAGATTGAATAGTCAAGCGAGATTAACAGAATCAGAGTTTAATCGACTTGGAGCAGAACTTGCACAAAGTGGGTCGTATTTCCAAAGGCTTGGGAATGAAATGAATCAGCTAGGAAGTAAAATTCAGTCAAATAAAGCTAGATTAGCGATATATCAAGCTGAATTTAATAAATTAAATAATGAGTTAAATCAAAATAAACAAAAACATGCACAACTTGGTGCTGAGATTAGGAAAACAGAAAGTATTTTAAGTCAAGTAGCAGCATACTATGGAAAAAACTCACATGAAGCACAACAACTTACACAAAAATTATACAGGTTAAAAGATGCTTATAATAAACAAGAAATAGAAATAAAACAAGCAGAAACTGCTTTGAATGGTTATCAAGCTGAAATTAATCAAACTAGTGCAAATATAACAAGATTATCGGCACAACTTAGACAAATGCCTTTTACGACATTAAGTCGTTCACTACTAACAGCAGGTCAGAACCTAAAAAGTATTGGCATGAGTTTAGGTATGTATGTATCTATGCCACTCGGGATGTTAGGTGTAGCAGCAACGAAAGCAGGGGTCAACTTTGATACAAGTATGTCTAAGTTACAAGCAACAGCAGGAATTGCAGACAAAAGTAGTGTATCATTTCAAAAATTACAAGAAAAAGCCCAAGATTTAGGTGCAAGAACTTCATTTTCAGCAGCACAAGCAGCAGATGGACTTACATATCTAGCACTTGCAGGTTGGGATGTAGAGACATCTTTATCAAGAATAGAACCAGTATTGAGAGCTGCCGAGGCGGGTAATATGGACTTAGCCTTGTGTTCTGATTTGGTTACAGACAGTATGTCATCAGCAGGGATTGCAAGTCAAGATTTTACTAAATACTTAGATATAACAGCTCAAGCACAAAGAAAGTCTAATACCAGTATGCAACAAATGTTAGAAGCATATGTAACAGCAGGTGGAATGTTTAAAAACTTAAATATGCCACTCGAACAATCTGCTGCACTCATTGGAATATTAGCTAATAGAGGAACGAAGGCAAGTGAAGCAGGAAATGCTCTTATATCTGTATTTTCTAATATAATAGGGGAAAATGGACGTGCTGGGAAAGCACTAGATGCACTAGGTATTTCTCTATATAATTCTAATGGAAAACAAAAAGATACAATAGCAGTTTTAAAAGAAATGAGTAGTGCGCTAGGTGTAACCTCTGATTCTACAACAAAGTTGACAGAAGAAGAGCGAGCAAGGTTTGCCACAATGATTGGTGGGAAGACACAGTATGACACGTTAATGAAATTGTTAGCAGGTGTAAATGATGAATATGATGAGTTAGAAGAATCTTTGAAAAATTCTAAAGGTGCATTAATGGAAGTTGCTACAACTATGAAAGATAATTTAGGTGGAGCAATTACAAATATGAAATCAGCTTTAGAAGGTGCTGGAATAAAAGCATTCAAAGCAATGGAGCCAGTTTTAGCAAGTCTTATACAAAAAATTACTGAGTTAGCTAATTGGTTTACTAATCTAAGTGAATCATCACAACAAAATATAGTTAAAATGGCAGCAATAGCCGTAGCACTTGCACCTGTTTTAATGATTTTTGGTCAACTTATAATTGTTAGTAGTCATTTAACTAATTTGATGGGGAACATTAAGAAAGCTACAAGAATATTAGGAGCTAGTGGTTTTGGAGGATTAGCAGCAAAGGTCGGTGCTTTAATACCTAAACTATTTTCTTTGCAAGGTGCTTTTGCACTACTAGCAGCTGGTGGGATTGTATTAGCTACAAAAGCTTTGCATGACTATAGTGTTGCAGATGGTAAAGCGTATGAACAAAGAAAAAAGAATATTGAATCATTAGAGAGAGAAAAGAAAGGCTATGAAGAGTCACGACAAAAAATCGGTTATATAGCTCAAGAATATGACAAACTAAAAGGTAAGTCTAAATTAAGTTCGGAAGAAGCTGAAAGACTAAAAACATTAACTAAAGAAATAGCCGAAATAATGCCAGAACTAGTTTCTGGATATGATGAAGAAGGCAATCCAATTTTAAAAATGAAAGGTTCAGCTACAGAATTATGTTCTGAACTAGATAGAGCAATAGAAAAAAAAGAACGTCTTATAAATTTTGATAAAATGGACAATGCTGAAATTGCTGTTGATAAGCAGTCTGGTAAAAGAGGAAAGGATGGCAACAAGCTTACAGGAAAGGCAGCAGATTCATACCAAACAGACAGTGAAAAAATTAAAACCATACAAAAAAAATACAATGATGATATTGCTAAGTTGGAAAAAGATGGTGTAATTCTACGTGGTAAAATAAGAAATTCAGAAGGCAAAGACAGAGAAAAGTATATACAGAAATATAATGAACATTTAAGAAAAAGGGAAAAATTAACACAAGATGCACAAAAAGAAAATGAAAGAAGTTTAGAAGAAGCTAAGAAAGTAGCTCAAGAAGTTGAAGAAGGTGTATTTGCTACAGTAAAGTCTAGTAGTAGTTTTAAATCTAGTAAAAACAATGATGCTAAAAAACAGTTTGATGAATTGAAAGGATTTTTAGATTTTAGTGAGATAAAGACTAAAGAACAATTATCTAATGCAGAAAATGCTATGAATAAATTGTTTAAGTCAGCATCAGCTGGGAAAATAAATTTATCTGATGTTAAAAAAGAAATTGAAGGGGCTAATGATGCGCTTGCTAAAGATGGGAATTTAAATTCTTATAATAAAAAAATGCAAAATTTGGCTAAAACTATTGCTGATAAAACAGGAACACAATCTAGTGATTGGATAAGTTTATTAACAACTTTAGATAAAGAATTTTTAAAAACTAGTGATTCAACAGATGTTTTTCTCAAAAAATTCAATAGAACAAGACAACAATTAGAATCTGGTGATAGTTTAGCTGTTGCAGTACAACAACAATATGAAGCGTTAAATGCTGCTCTTGAAGGTTTACAGATAACAGGAAAAGAAGAAGTAGACATACAGACTGTTATTGATTTTACTAATGACCAGAACATACCAGAAGATGTTAGAAATTTTGTAAATAGTCTAATAAAAAAAGATAAAAATGGAAATATAACTAATTCAGAAGAAGTCATAAAATTTACAGCAGATTTATTATTTGAACTACAACAAGAAAATCCTAACTTTAATAATTTACAAGCAGAAGCTGATAAATTATTTGGAAAAAATAAAGTAAAAGTAACAAAGGATTTAGAGATTACAGAAGGTGAAATTGATACATCTAATGTAAAAACGGATGATGTCGAACAAAAAATAAAAGATAAATTTGCACAAGATAAAGTATCAGCTAAAATTAATGTTGCAATAGAGAATGGAGACATAAATTCTGATAAAATTAAGTTAGTTGAAGAAATATTTGACAAAATACCAACAGAATACAAAACTAAATTTATATTAGATAATACAGAAGCAATTAATAAAGCAAAAAATTATGATGATATAATTAAATATTTAAAAGATAATCCAGAAATTGCACAAAAATATAATATCAAGGTAGAAGGATTAGAGAAAACCAAAGAAATTAATGAAGAAACTAATAAAATTAATAAAAAGAAAGCTGAACCAGAAGTAAAAGTAAAAAATGCAGATGAAAGCAAAAAAGAACTAGAAGATGTAGGAAAAGAAGCTGATAAGGTTGACAAGAAAAAACCAGAACCAGAAGTAAAAGTAAAAAATGCAGATGAAAGCAAAAAAGAACTAGAAGATGTAGGAAAAGAAACTGATAAAATTGATAAAAAGAAAGCTGAACCAGAAATAACTACAAAAGGAGTTGAAGGAACAGCTGAACAACTGAATCAGTTAGCAAATAAAGCAAAGGAAATAGAAAAAGGTGAATATGAGATAAGTATAACAGCTAAAACAGCACAAGCAGCTAAAAATGTATCTGGATTAATAACAAAGATAAATCAATTTAGTAAAGTAAAAGTAAAACAATTAGTATTTAAAACAGAAACAGCGCAAGCAGCTAAAAATGTAACTGGTTTAGATAAAAAAGTAGCTAATTACAAAAAAAAATATGGTGGAAAAACTATAACAACAACATTTAAAGCAGAAACAGCACAGGCAGCTAGAAATATTTCTGGATTAATGCGCAAGATAGATTCGTATAAGGCTAATTATGCAAGGTCATTTACGACATCAATGACGGCAAATGTACAAGTTAATAAGAATGTTACAACAACAGAAAAAACAGAAAAAAATGAAACTGGAAAACCTGCATCATTACCAATAGAAAAGGCGATACCTGCACCTGCATTATTAAATGATTCACCAACACCAACTACAAGAGAAAATATAATCCCTAGAGCTAGGGGTTTTACTAGTTCAACGCCAATTGCAGTAACTGGAAAAGATATAGCAGATGCATTGAAATATGATGTTAATTTATTACAAGAATTAGAGAATAGACTGCAAAAAATAAATAATGAATTAACTAGACTAGATAAGTTATCAGAAAATGCAACTGATGCAGATAAAATAAAATATCTACAAAAACAAAATGAATTGTACAAAGAGCAGGCAGAAGTACAAAAAGATTTAGAAGATAAATTAATAAGACAAAAGAATTATTATGAATCTGCACTTAAAGAAAAAGGACTTAAATTTAATAAAGACGGAAATTCAATAAACTATGAAGAGGAAATATTAAAGAAAAAGAAAATAGTTGCAGACTTAGAAGAGAAGGCTGAAAAAGCTAAGGATAAGAACAAAGATTCGTTACAAAAGAAAGCTGAAAAAGAAAAAAATAGTCTTGAAGAAATTCAGAAACTGTATGATGAATATATAAAAGTTACTTTAACTAGCTTACCAGAATGTGTAGAACAGTGGAATGAACTTAATCAAAAAATAAAAGAAAATGAACAAAGTATAAAAAATATAAAAAGAGAACAAGAAAAATTATTCATTGAATCAACATGGACATCTATGTATAAAGATGTTCAGCAAGTGAAAAATGAATTAGATATGTTAGATGTAAAATTGAAAAATGCATCTACAGAAGAAAAAGAAGAAATAATTAAGAAAAAAATAGAGTTACAAAAAAAATATAATAAAGAGCTAACTGAAACAACTGAATACATGAAACAAGTTCAAAATCAACTTAAAGGTAAATTGCAAAAATTAGGTTTTGAATTTAGGGATAACGGAGATATTTCTAATTATATACAACAGATACAAAAGCTAAAAGAAGAAAACAAAGATTTTGAAGAAGCTGAAGAACTCGCAAAAGGGTATTTGGATTTATTATTAGAAAAAATACCCTCTGCACAACGAGAACTTGAGGGAATAACTGGAGCAATAGCAGACTTAAAAGAAGAGCAAAAAAAACTATATGAAGAACAATTAAATACTATTACAGATGTAGAAAAAGAAATAACAGATATATATAAAAAGCAAGTTGAAGAAAGAAAAAAATTAATTGATGAAGAATTAAAGAAAAGAACGGATGCTCTTAACAAAGAAAAAAAGGCTTATAATGATGCAAGAGAAGAAATGAATTATAAGAATGATGAAAAAGAGCAAAAAGATGCTATTGCTGAAATAGAAAAAGAGTTAGAAATAGCTAGAAAAAATACAAGTCTGTTTGGTCAAAAAAGAGTACAAGACTTAGAAAAAAAATTGAAAGAAGAGCAGAAAAAACTAGAAAAATTAGTACAAGATAATCTTGATAAGCAAGTAAATAATATGTTTGACAAAGAAAGCGAAAGATTGGAAAATGAAGCAGAAGAAACTGTTAAAAATCTTGAAGAAAAGTTTTCTGATACAAAGCTTGCAGAAATAGTAAAAGAAGTATTGAATAGTGGAATTTTTACAGATATAGACGGCAATGTAAAAAATTTACAGGATACTATGATTGAATTTATAAACAAATACCAAGATGGTTTAACTATTGCAGGTGATAAAATAAAAACTGAATGGCTAGACAAGTTGGATGAAGCTCTCGATAAAATGGAAGATTTAGCAGAAATAAATGAAAAATTAGGAGTAAAAGAATTTAATACAAATTTAAAATCTTTAGACTATAATTCACAAAGATATAGTCAACCAACTAGTCGTATGTTAAACAATAATACTACTAATAATAACCAGTTTATTTTTAATCCTAGCAAGCCACTAGTTGTAGTAGAAAATGCTACAAAAGATTCTATACCAGACCTGCAAAGAATTATTGATAAGTCTATAAAAGAAGCAATAAATGATTTTGCAAAAGAAATTGTTAAATAAAAGGAGATAAAAATTGTTTATTTCAAAAAAATTTATTTTAAATAAAAGAACTAGCGACTCAATGGGTGTAATTTTAATTACAGAATCAAATAATGATATATTCAATGAATATGGATTTATGTACTCTGAAACAATAGAAAAAGTAAAAAATTATAATGATAATCCAACTTTTTTCAAAGGAGAAAAAGATACTAGTGAAATAGTATTAAAAATATGTTTAGTAGATAGGAATTATGTTCCGAAAAAATGGTCTGATTATGATATAGAAGAAATTTGTACATGGATTAAAACAGATGATTTTGTAGAATTTATCAGCGAAGATAATGTTGAACTAATTTATTATGTAAAAGCAACTAAAATATCTAAAAAGTTCACAGATAATTTAGAAGGTTATCTTGAAGTTACATTTCAACCATTTACAAATTTTGCTTATAAATCAGATGTTAAAACAATTACAATAAAAGAAAATATTGAAAGAAAAATAATTATAAATAATAAAAGTAATGTAGAAGAGAATTATATGCCTGTGATTGAATTAACTAATTTAGGTGATGAATCTACTGTAAATATAATAAAAAATATTAGTATAGAAAATGAACAATTTGAGATTACTGGAATAGAAAAAAATGAGAAAGTTATAGTAGATAATTTATATTGTACAGTAATTGATTCTAAAGGTAAAAATAGGTTTGAAAAATGCAATAGACACTGGTTGAGATTAAAAAAAGGAGAAAATGAATTAAAAATTGAGGGTAATTGTAAGCTTACAATAAAGTCAAAATATCCTATTTTGACTTAATGAGGTGATACTTATTTTAAGAGAGAAAATTAATTTAAAAGAAATCAAAAAAGATTATAATATAACACTACATAAAGTTAATAAAAGTATAATTGGACAAATACCAAGATATTGTTTAAATTCTCTGACTAGGAAAATTGATGGTATTGACGAGCTAGAATTTACAATACCAAAATATGTTTTTGATAGAGATACATTGAAAAGAACAATAAATATTATGTATGATATGACTAAAAACGAAAGATTTATATGTATTAATAATAAAGAATATTTCGTTATAAAAGAAATAAAAGAAGATAACTATAGAAGTAAAGTGGTCAAAGCATATTCAAGAGAAATTAAATTATCTAAGATAGATATAAACATAGAAAATGTAAATATACAACTATTTACATCAGATATAGAAAATAAAATAATTTCTATGAATGAATATATGAAAACTGAAACGGGTTGGCAATTAGGTCGTGTAGATGAAGATATAGCATATGATGTATTAGAAAATGGAAGTAAACAGGAAAAAATTAGATGGCAAGAAAGCGTAAATACGAATTGGTATGACTTTATTACAAAAAATATAAAAGAGGAATTTAATTGTGTAATTGAATTTGATACATTTAATAAACTAGTTAATCTATATAATATAGATAGTTTTGGGGATGAAATAAAAATAACATTAACAGAAGATAATTATATAAAATCTATTGAAAGAACTTTAAATACAAATGATATAGTAACGAGGCTAAAACTCGAAGGAAACGAAGAAATGGACATAATAGATGCGACAGAAACAGGGTATCCCTATATTGAAAATTATTCTTATTTTATAGAAAATGGAGAAATGAGTCCAGAGCTGATGAAAGCAATAAATTTATATGAAGAAATGGTAAAAAAAAGAAAAGTGCAGTGGAGAGAATTAACAGATTTGAAAAGTAATAAAGCTAATGAATTGACAGATAAAAAAAATGAATTACAACTCGTTTATGCATTTATAACAGGCTTACAAGGTGAAAAGAGAGCATATGAAGCATCAAAAGACGAAATTAATCTAGCTAGGATTATAGCAGAGATAACTAAAAAAAATGATGAAAAAGTAATATTAGAAGTTGCTGTGAGAGATTTAGAAGAAGAAATTGAAAATCTAAGAAAAAGTATAGATAATATAAATTTACTTTGTAAACGTGAAACTGCGACGGATGAAAACGGAAAATTAATATTTAATGATGAATTATTAGAAGAGCTGAAAGAGTTTGTGTATTATGATACATATACTAATTCAGCTTTTATTAAAGTTGAAGATTTAATAAAAGCTGGTAAAAGAATTTTAGAATTAAAATGCAAAACAACAAGTGAATGGTCTATAGACATAATAAATTTTTTAGATAGAATTTTAGATAATGGCAGACAACATTGGAATGGAATATTAAGTCTTGGTGATGTAATAGAACTTTATAGCTATAAAGAGCAGATAAGAAAAATGATATATTTTGTAGGATATTCACAAAAATTTAATCCTAATAGTTTAACAATAGAATTATCAAATAAAAAATTGAAAAATGATGATATAAAAACTATCTCAGACTATTTGAAAATGGCAAAAGAGTCACTTCAAGTTTTAGAGTCTAAAAAATACTTATTGATACAACAGAAATACAATAAAATAAGAAAAAATAGGAATATCTAAAAAGAGAGGTGAAAATTATTGGCTATATTAGATAATAGTCCTACTTTTTCATATATTCGTGCAACTGGTATAATAGTACATTACTATGATGAAGTTTACAATGTTGCAGAAAAATATTCATGTATGAAATACATATATTGGAATAGAAAGAACCCTTATGAACTAGAAGATTCAGATATTTTATTTGATAATTTGGATGAAAAATTTCTTGTAATAACTAATACAAATGGTATGCATAATATAGTTCCACAAGATGAAAATTCAAATTTCAGTATAAGCTTTGATGGGGATTCTATAAAGTCTATTGAGAAACACATATATGGATTATATGAAAAAGATGAGGAAAATGATAAAAGATTTGTTTCTATAGAAACAGATATAACAGGAGTAAAAACAACAATAGGAGATTTAAAAGAAGAAGATACAAAGATAAAAGAAAATATAACAAAGCTAGAATTAAAATCTGACGAAATAGATGCTAGTGTTAAAAGTGTTAGAAAAGATTTTACAGATAATAAAGAAATAAATGAACTAAGAGAAAATGTGAATAAAACTATAATAGAATTAAATGCAGCGATTGGTTTATATAGTTCTAAGATAACAGAATATTTCAAAGATGATAAAATAACTAATGAAGAAAAAACAGAAATAAGTATTCAAAATACTATTATTGATGGTAAGAAAAAATTATTATATATACAAATTGAAAAAGTTGTTTCAATTTGTGATAAAAATTTTGATACAACTGGAAAATTAAATATAAATAATGCTAAAAATGCTTTAAATGAAGCTCATGACAATTTAAAAACTGCAATAAATTCAGCTATAGCAGATGGTGTTGCAACTCTTAGTGACAAAATTTTAGTTATAAATACTTTTTCTAAATATAATATAAAAATAAATGAATTGAAAAATGTTTTGGACAATATAATTTTGCTTGGTGCTGGTGGAAGCATATCAGAAGAATTAGCGAATTTTAATATGAAATCTAATCAGATTACTATGAGTGTACAAGAAACAGAAAAAAATATGAAATCTGAAATCAAAATATTGTCTGATGAAATAGCACTAAAAGTTAGCAAAGGAGAATTTAGTTCTTTAATAGAACAAAAATATGATAGTGTAAGGATAGCTTTTAATAAAATAAGTTCAGCTTCTGTGACTATTAACTATGATGGGATAACAATTCTAAATGGCTCTATAGCGTGTGATTGCTTAACTACTCCAAGAGGTCATGACCCTATTATCAGATTGTTTGAAGATAGTAGTGCAACTATATGTTTAGATGCACAAGAAAGCAATGGTTCTGTAAAAGGAAGTGCAGTAAGATTAAAATATAATGAAAATTATCTATTTATAAACCGACTTGGAGCAAACGTATTTGTTGATGGCGAGGTAAGATTACAAGTGAAACAAGATGATGCATTTGTAAAATGTGGAAATGCAAGATTTTGTTTTACTAATGACCCATATTCATTTTTTCCAGACCAAGGTCGAACTGATTTGGGACAAAGTTACAATACATGGAGAAATGTTTATTGCGATACTCTAAGATGTGATGATGTTAGAAGCACATCAGATAATAAGTTTAAGGAAAATATTAATTATATAGACTCATCAAAAAAAAGGTTTTTTTCAATGAATATAGAAACTCCTTTTTTGGAATTTTTAAAAAATGATTTAAGAATAGCTACATTTAATTATAAAAATTTTAGTGAAGAAGAGAATAATCAACAAGTTGGATTTATAGCAAATGATATAAAAAACACAAAAATTGGAAAAATGTTTATTTATGATTATGGAGATGAAGGACTAAAATTTAGTGTATCGGGTTATACAACTGTTGTAGCAGCAGCTTTAAAAGAAGAAGTATTAAAAAGAGAAGAATTAGAGAATAAAATAAAAGAATTAGAGATAAATATACAAGAATTACAAAGTAAAGGAGAATAAAAAATGGATGTAGATTTTAAAATTCTGTATGAGAATGTACAAGAAGAATTGAATAAGAATATGTCTAATATGTTGCTTTATAAGAGTATAGCAATGCAAAAAGATATAGAATTAAAAGATAAGAATAAAAAAATTAAAGAATTAGAAGAAAATATTATATCGCTTAAAAAACTATCTGAAAATGTAGAGGGTGTTGAACAATGCGAAACAGAGACTATGAAGTAAAACAATATTTTTTAGAAATAGATTTTTCAGAGTACGAAAATAGAAAAAATGTAGTAAAAAAAATGATATACAGTGAAAATGATATTAATACAGCGTTTATTAATGTGCAACTAAAAAATAATGGTAGAATTATTAATTTAAGTAGCTATGATGTTATAGCGAATATTTGGAAGAATACAGGTAATAAGGTAAATACACCATGCGATATAGTAAACGCAGAAAGTGGGGAGATAGAAGTTCCACTTACTCGAGAAGCTTTGAAGAATGCAGGTGTAAATCCATTTACAATTATGATTATAAACAGTGAAGGGTCTTTAGAATCTCCAAGATTTTATTATAGAGTAGAAGAAGGGCTTGTAAATGATGACGATATTGAAAATGCTGACGAATTTGGTGTTTTAGTATTATTAATAAGTCAAGTCAAAGAAGTCTTAAAAGATAATGATATTTTAGTTACTAGAGTTGAAAATTTAGAAAATTTGATAGAGGAACAGGAAGGAATAAGAGAAGCTAATGAATTAGTAAGAAGAGAAAGTGAAGAAGTAAGAAAAACCAGTGAAGAAGCAAGAGAAGCTAATGAGTTAGTAAGAAAAGAAAGTGAAGAAGTAAGAGAAACACAAGAAATAGATAGACAAAATTCTATAAAAAGAATGGAAAAAGAATTAATTGATAAAACTGATGAAAAATTTAATGAGGTCGATACAACACTAGATAATAAATTAAAAGAACAACAAAAGCAAATTGATGATAAAATAGTTGAAACTAATAATAAGATAAATGAAGTAGATACTAAAATAGTTGAAGTTGACAATAAGATTGTTGAAGTAAATACTGCTAAGACAGATATGACAACAACTGTATCTAACAAAATAACTGAATTTGAAAATAGATTTAGTGAATTAGAAAGTCTTGATGCTAGAGGCGAGTTAATGCAATCTAGGGAAGCTATTGATGGAACTGTAAAGGATACTTTAAAGGATAGATTGACATATGACTTTGGGAAGGTTAACGAGAAAATAGCAGAAATGACTTCTGCTGCAACTAATGTAGCTTTTAGTAAATCTTATGTTGAATCGGATTGGGTTGCTGATGGAGAATATTTTAAACTTATAGTTAATCATAATTTAGTTACAGAAAATATATTTGTAGCAATATTAGATGAAGCAACTAAGAAAAGTATGACTAATTCTTATACTATTATAGATAATAATACGATAGAAATATTCAATGAAAGCAGTATAAATGTAAGAGTGACTGTTGTAAATGGTAATACAAATAAAGAAGTTATACCAAATACGATAAATGATAATATAACAACACTAGATAGTACTTACTCTAGTGTTAAAATTGATGCAAAATTTGATGAGAGTCTAATTAAAATAAATGAAAATAAAAGTAATATAGCTACTAACTTAGAGAAGATAAATTTAATACAAAATAAAATTGGTTCGAGTGAATTAAGTACACTATCTAAAAATATATCAGATGCAGTAAATGAACTTGATGCTAGTGTAAAAATTCTTGAAGCTGGTGGAAATTTAGGTCAAAAATTAGACAGTTTAAAAGCCAAGTATGATGCTCTATCTGATAAAGTCTTAGATATATTAATTTATTTAGAATTAGAATCTGGTGCAGTGGATGAAGTCGGTCAATGGTATGACAATTTAGCAGATTCAAAAAACATTTTATCAATTGATAATTTAAGATTAGATACGGATAGAAGAAGAATATTTGGTAGCGAAGGGAATGTTATTTTTAATAAAATAGACATTCCTTTTTCTTGTTATAAAGTGAAATACATACATGAATTAGATGATAACTTTATAGAGACCATTTCAAACACAAGTACAAATGCTGGAGCTAATAGTATAGAACTTGAAAAGTTTTCTTATGAAGTTAAATAGGAAAGGAATGATTTAATGAAAGAAAATAAAATCTTACAACGTGGAAGATATTTAGATACAGATATATATTTTGACGAATTTAACAAGGATTTTGATAATTATGATTTTGTAGATATAGTAATAAGTCCAGGTAGTGGTTATACTTTCGGTATAAAGATAGACAGAAGTATCTGGGCGTGTGGTTATAATGTTTATGGTCAATTAGGTTTAGGTGATACTACTAATAGAAATGTATTTACTAAAGTTAATATAGATAATGTTAAAAAAATTAGTTCTTATAGCCATAATACATTTATATTAAAAAATGATGGTACAATATATTCGTGTGGGCTGAATGAGCGTGGGGCTTTAGGTTTAGGTGATACTACTAATAGAAATACATTTACTAAAGTTAATATAGATAATGTTAAGGATGTCATATGTGGTGGACTTCACACATTCATAATTAAAAATGATGGTACAGTATATTCATGTGGGAATAATGGTAGTGGACAACTAGGTTTAGGTGATACTAATGATAAGGATGTATTTACAAAGGTTAATATTGATAATATAAAAGAAATTATATGCGGAAGTTCTCATACATTTATATTGAAAAATGATGGAAGTGTATGGTCATGTGGTTTAAATAATTATGGACAATTAGGTTTTAGTGATAAAGTTAATAGAAATGTATTTACTAAAGTTAATATAGATAATGTAAAAAAAATTGCATGTGGTGGAACAACTACATTTGTATTAAAAAATGACAATACTTTATGGTGTGTAGGTGAAAACAACAGAGGACAATTAGGTTTAGGTGATACTACTAATAGAAATACATTTACTAAAGTTAATATAGATAATGTTAAGGATGTTACATGTTCATATCAAGGTACATTTATAATATTGATTGATGGCTCAGTGTTATCTACTGGTTACAATTATTTTGGACAATTGGGACTAGGTGATAAAGTAAATAAAAAAATATTTACTAAAGTGAATGTAGATAATGTAAAAAAAATATTCTCTGGTAATACTCATACTTTTATAATGAAGGAAGATAATAAACTATTATTTGCTGGTTCTAATAATTTTGGGCAATTAGGTTGTCAACATTTTCTTAATAATTCAGATAACTTTACTACTTTTACAGAGTATAAAAATAATGACTACATAGGATTTAGTAAAAGTGTAAATTTAAATGGAGATACATATTTATTAAAAGACAATGGTGAATATTTACTAATAAATAGAAATGATAAAATAGTTTGTGGTCATAATTTTACGTATATTTTAAAAAATGATGGGACTATATGGGGAGCAGGAAACAATGGAAATGGTCAATTAGGCTTAGGAGATAATACACATAGAAAAGTGTTTACTAAAGTTAATATAGATAATGTAAAAGAAATTATATGTGGAAATAATCATGTATTTATAATAAAAAGTGATAGAAGTGTATGGGGTACAGGTCAAAATAATAATGGAGAACTTGGTTTAGGAGATAATTCTCATAGGAATACATTTACTAGGCTTGATATTAATAATGTGAAAAAGGTTGTATGTAACAACTGTACATATGTAATTAAAAATGATGATACTATTTGGGTAACTGGTTATAATGAACATGGAGCTTTAGGCTTAGGAGATAATACACATAGAAAAGTGTTTACTAAAGTTAATATAGATAATGTAAAAGAAATTATATGTGGTATGTATCACACATTTATAATCAAAAATGATAATACAGTATGGGCATGTGGTCTAAATAATTATGGACAGTTGGGTTTAGGTGATGCTACTAATAGAAATGTATTTACAAAGGTTGATATTGATAATGTTAAAAAAATTGCATGTGGTATGTATTACACATTTATAATCAAAAATGATAATACAGTATGGTGTGTAGGTGAAAACAGCAGAGGACAATTAGGTTTAGGTGATACTACACAAAGAAATGTATTCACTAAGGTTGGTATTGATAATATAAAAGAAATTATATGCGGAAGTTCTCATACATTTATATTGAAAAATGATGGAAGTGTATGGTCATGTGGTTTAAATAATTATGGACAATTAGGTTTAGATGATAATTTTGATAAGTTAATATTTACTAAGATTAATATTGAAAATATTAAAAATGGAATATCTAGTGGTGATTCTACATTTCTACTAAAAAATGATGGAGCTTTATACTCATGTGGGATGAATACTAGTGGTCAATTAGGTTTAGGTGATACTACTAATAGAAATGTATTTACTAAAGTTAATATAGAACTAAAAAATAATTTCACAGAATATGCAAACAATTATAAAATCGTATTAGGAGATACTTCTTTCATATTAAAGAATGACAATACTTTATGGGGTAGTGGTAGTAGTTCCTATGGTCAATTAGGTTTAGGTGATACTGCTGGCAAAAGAATATTTACTAGAATGAATGTGGAAAATATAAAAGATGTTGTATGTGGGATAAGGCATGTGGTTGTATTGAAAAATGATGGGACTGTGTGGAGTACAGGTCTTAATTCTAATGGTCAATTAGGTTTGGGTGATACTACTAATAGAAATGTGTTTACTAAAGTTGATATTAATAATGTAAAAAAAGTTATATGTGGCTGGAACCACACAGTTATATTAAAAAATGACAATACTGTGTGGAGTACAGGTCTTAATTCTAATGGTCAATTAGGTTTGGGTGATACTACTAATAGAAATGTGTTTACTAAAGTTGATATTGATAATGTAAAAGAAATTATATGTGGTATGTATCACACATTTATATTAAAAGAAGATGGGAGTATTTGGAGTACAGGAAGTAATAGTTATGGAGAGTTAGGCTTAGGTGATATTGCACAAAGAAATATATTTACAAAGGTTGATATTGATAATGTTAAAAAGATTGCTTGTGGACAGGCATACACATTCATAATTAAAAATGATGGTACAGTATATTCATGTGGGAATAATGGTAGTGGACAACTAGGTTTAGGTGACACTACTAATAGAAATGTATTTACTAAAGTTAATATAGATAATGTAAAAGAAGTCATATGTGCTAGTAATCATACATTTATATTAAAAGAAGATGGGAGTGTTTGGAGTACAGGAAATAATGGTTATAGTCAACTTTGTTTAGGTGATAATACACAGAGAACTACATTTACAAAAGTTGATATAGATAATATAAAAGAAATTGCTTGTAGCGATTCTGTTACTTTTGTAATTAAAAATGATGGTGCTATTTTCAGTGTAGGATATAATGGTTATGGGCAACTTGGTTTAGGAGTAAGTGATGGTTCTGTAAATGAAATTACTAAAATAGAAGGACATTACCTTTATAGATTTGACACTTTGAATAATTATACATTAAACAATAATTTTAATCTGATAAATAACAAATATATAATACCATCACGAAGTGATATAAATTATAGAAACGTTCTAGGCTCTGTATATAAAGAAAAATATGATATAGATAATGACAGAATAGAATTACAAGAAAACATAAAAGAATTTTGGATGTCAAAGACTCATTCATTGATTGTAAATACTTCTGGAGAATTATTTGGATGTGGTGACAATACATATGGTCAGTTATTAAACCCAAGAACAACAGCTCTATTGACAAGCTTTACTAAACTAGATTTTGCAGATATAAGACAAGCTTCATGTGGCGTTGGATTCTCATATTTTCTGAAAAATGATGGTACTCTGTATTCAGCAGGATTAAATTCAGAATACCAACTAGGGCTAGGTCACAACAACGAGGTAAATGAATTACAAAGAGTAAATATATCTAATGTAAAGAAAGTAATGTGTGATGATAAGTTTACTTTAGTATTATTAAATGATAACTCTGTATGGGGGCAAGGACTTAATAGATTTGGTAATTTTGGATTAGGCCAAGCTTCTGCAAATACTATAATAAAAACATTTACTAAACTAGATGTAGATGTGGAAGATGTAGAGATAGGTGGAGATTATATCTCTTTTAGAAAATTAGATAAATCACTTTGGATTTGCGGTAAAATAAGAGATTGTTACAATATGAACTCTAATAATCCATATATATTTAATAAAGTTCAAATACCAGCAGAATTTAATAATGATTTACTTTGGTTAGACGCTGGAAGAGATGAAACTTTATTTATGAATTACCAAGCACCTACAACAAAACCATCAATAGAAATATCAGAGAAAACTATATCTGGTATAAAATTAAAAGTTAATGATTCAAATGATGAAATTGATAAGATTGAGATGTATTTAAACAATGAGTTAATACATTCAAAAAATGAATTTATCAATAATTTTGTGCTGTTCACTATTCCATTAGAAAAACTAAATCTTGGTATAAATAATATATATTTTAAAGCTAATACTTCATTTGGAGACAATATGTATCTAGGGGCAACAATTAATAAAGAGAATAATTCTATAAATATTTCAGAAGGAGCTAATCTATTTATTAAGAATAAAAAGTATAACATAAATTCTTTAACAAATAGTGCAGATGGTAAACTTGTAATAACATTAGATAGAGCATTAGAAGATAATATAAGCGTAGGAGATATAATTTATCAACTTATAAATCAACTAAAAGTTCAAGTTAAAACAAATAACACAGGTATGCACAAAGATATGAATTTATTAGAAATGAAAAAAGTTGACACAGGGTATCAAGAGGTTTATGAGTTAGAAGAAAAAGGAATGACACAAGTAGAACCTAAAATTATAGTTGAAAAAGGCGATAATTGGACAGCGATAAAAAGACCATCTATGATATTCAGTATAGATGAGGAAACACTTTAAGAGGTGATTAAATGCTAAATATAAATGAAGAAAAAATTGAAAAGCTCAAACAAAAAAAGGCTTTAAATAATTTAAATACAAGTCAAGAAACGCAAGATAATGACATAACAGATTTAATGTTAGCAACTGCTGAAATATGTGAAATGGTATTAAGTAGTCAACAGACATCTACTATGTCATTAAAAAATATAAAATTAAATGAAGGAGGAAGTAGCATGGCAGCAATTTATGTAGGATTGATAGAAAGAGGTTTGAAAACAATTGAACAAGTACCTATAAAATACCGAGAAGAAGTAAGAAAAATGTGTGAAGCACTAGAGATTTCATTATCATAGAACTATAAGAGTTCTTTTTTTATGTTCAAAATGGAGAGTTACTAATGTAGCTCTCTAAATAAAGAAGAAGGTGATAAATTGTTAAATGAAGAGGTAGTAAAAAAATTAAAGAATGTACCTAGTAACACTAATAGTGAAATTGGAAAAGTTAATACAAATATAGAAACTGCTAAAACAGAGTTGAATACTAAAATAGGAAATACAATTCTGCTTAATACGACAGATAAAACAAATCTTGTAAATTCAGTGAATGAATTAGTAGATAAGCAAAACGATATAGAAAATCTCGAGGAAATTGACAATATAAAATGTAATACTGATACAGGAGAATATACTATAGAAAATAGTAAAAAAGGTTATCTAACTAATTTCCATATAGAAGGAAAGACACTAGTTAATTTGGCTAATCCAAATAACATAACTATAACAGAAGGTTTACGATATTTAAATCCATTTAGATATATTGAAAAAGGAAAACAATACACTTTTATTAATTTAAGTAATAAAGAAATATATTATTTCCATAATAATGTAATCAAATTTAAAATGAATCCAAATAGTAAAACTTTATACACTATAGACATAGATATAACTGATGCTAATTGTCTTTGTGTCGCTCATAGTATAAAAGGATGGGGAGAGACTGATGCAGATAAACAAGAGTTTACTAAATCTGTAATGATTTTAGAAGGTGATTATACTAGTGAAAATATTTCTTACTTTGAAAGATTACAAAGTGTTGGTCAAGGAGATAATACAGAGCTTCTAACATTTAAAAATAGCGAAAATAATTTATTTGATAAAAATGGAAATTTTAGAGATAATTATATTCTGCAATATGTGAATGGCGAGGAACTTATTTCCGAAACTAGTAATCATAAATACACATTAGACTATATAGAAATAGAAGCAGACACAGGGTATACTTTTTATAATTGTAGTAGAAATATTTGTTGGTATGATATAAATAAAAGTTTCATACCAGCATCATTAAACGAAAGAATAATAGGAGATAAAGATATTTTTTATATTGCTAGAAGCCCTAAAAATGCAAAGTATCTAAGAGTTACTATAATAAAAGATTTACATGATAATGGGAATAAAACAATTATAACTAAAGGAAATAAATATGATAAAAAGACAATTTTATATACATTAAGAAGTTTACCAAATGGAGTAAAAGATGAAATAGTTTATAAAAATAATAAATATTACTTAATAAAAAGATGTGAGGAACATACTTATAATGATATTGGAAATCTTAATTTATCACATGTATATGATAATACTCTGCAATTTATGGGAACATTAACTCCTCGAGCTGTTGTAGATAGTTTAGACACAGCATATGTTTTATGTAATAATTTAAATGGAAAAAGTAGAAATGATTTTAACAATAATGACACAGAGGGATGCTCAACTACTGGTAGTGGTGATATAGCATTTAAAATATTAAAAAGTAAACTTACTACACAAGATGGAAATGGGTTTAGTGAATGGATAAAAAATAATCTAGTAACTATCATCTATCAACTTGCAAAACCACAAGAAATTGAATTAACATCACTAAATTTAGAACAATATAATAATCAAACTAAATTTATTTGCAACACAGGTATTGTGATACCAGATGTTAGTTTTGAAAGTACACAAAATTTAGGAAGTCATATAGAAGTTATCAGAAATAATATAAAAAATTACAATGTTAGAACTGATTTTCCATTTTCAATAAACTTTCTTAATGGGTGGCAGCCATATCTTGGATATGCTAGTTCTGTTGGAAACTATTGCACAAATAATAACTTTGTAACAATTAATGCAACTATTAATGGAGGTGTTACAACGGCAGGTACTATCATTGGAAAGATACCTTCAAAATATGCACCTCGTAAAGGCATAATAGTAATATTTCGAACAACAGATGGAAAGTATTATAACGGAATCATCCGTACAAATGGAGAAATTGAGATATATTATAATGATATAACTTATCGTAGTTGGTTGTATTTATATGTAAACTATTTAATTTAGAAAGGAAAAATAAGATGGATATAGAAAAGAAAATAGAAATTTTAATAGAATATGGATTTGAGAATGATTTAAATAATATAGAGAATTACTTTATTGCAGAGGGTAAAAAAATATTTACTCCAGTGATAAAAAACGGAGAGCTAATTAAAACAGGAGAACAGGTTTATAATGAGTGGATAGAATTACAAAATAATCCACCTAAACCAAGCATAGAGGAAATAAATGCGGATAAAATTACAATTTTAATAGAAAATCAAAAACAGCAAGACAGTTTATTAGTAGATAATGCTTATAGAATTGCTATGTTAGAACTTAATACAAATAACGTGTTATAAAAATAAATAAAACTAGGAGGTAGTAACATGTATAATATTTTAAAAAGAATGATTGAACAAAAGAATTATGAAACTAAAGAAGAGTTACAGACTAAGTTAGATGTATTTTATGCATTAAATAGAATTAAAGGAAATGAATACACAGAATTAACAAATTTATTAAATAAAGAAAGTACACTAGTAGAACCAAAAATATGAAAGGTTCTTTTTTTATTAAAAAAATTAGGAGGAAATGAGAAATATGGAAAATTATTTTACAGCAATTAAATTATTAGTAACAACTATAAGTGCTTATGTATCTGCAAAGCTTGGTATATTAGCACCATTAATCCTTTTATTGTTAATAGAAATGGTAGCAGACTATGTGTCTGCATTATTAGCAGCTAAAGTAGAAAAGCTGAATAATCCCAATAATCCAAAATTTGGATGGAGTAGTAAAAAAGGGGCATTAGGAATATTCAAAAAGCTAGGTTATGGTCTAGCTGTTGTAGTTGGTATGTCTATAGACTATTTAATAGTTGTATTAACTAAAGAGTTGGGCATTACAATAAATGTAGATACATTTTTTGGACTATTAACAACGATATGGTTAATTCTAAATGAACTACTATCTATAACAGAAAATTTATATAGAGCAGATGTTAGACTTCCAAGTTTTTTGCAATCAATTGTACTTATTTTAAAAAAGAATGTTGAAACAAAAATTAATTTAGAAAATGCAGAAAAGAGAGGGGAATAAATATGAATTATAATATATTAAATATTCATGGTGGACATAATCCCAAAGGGAAAATTGCTTGCGGAGCTACTGGGCTGATAGATGAAAGTTTAGAGGATAGAAAAGTAAAAGATGAAGTTGTATCTATATTAAGAGCTAATAGCAAAACTGTGTATGACTGTACCGTTGAAAATGGAACATCTAAAACAGATGTTCTGAAAAAAATAGTATCTAAATGTAATTCTCATAAAGTTGATTTAGACATATCCATACATTTTAATAGTGGAGCTAAGGACGAAAAAGGCAATGGGAAAACTACAGGAGTAGAAGTTTTTATATATAATGAAAAAACTAGAGAAGTAGCAACTAAAATATGTGAAAGTATATCTAAATTAGGATTTAAAAATAGAGGTGTTAAAATTGATAAAGACTTGTATGTTTTAAGAAATACAAAAGCTCCAGCTATATTAATTGAATGTTGTTTTGTTGACGATAGAGATGATGTAGAGTTATATAATTACAAGAGCATGTCAAAAGCAATAGTAGAAGCTATTTTAAATAAAAAAATAAATAATGGAGGGAAAAAAATGCATAAATATACTATAGTATATGAAGGTGAAATTGATAAAATATCAGCAACAATTATGAGTTGGAACTTCAAAGAAAATGAATGTAAGGTTTGTGATATAAAAGATTACGTACCAGGTCAGACAGAAAATTTATATGTTGTAGGTGGTGGAGCATGTGAAAAGATAGGTTCTATTACTAAAGAACATTATTCTAAAATAGAAGGAAAAGATAGATTTGATACTATTAAAAAAGTACTATCATTCGTAGGCAAGTAAAATATAATAATAAATATTATATCCAAATTTAACTTGAAATATAATACATAATATTAGGAGGGTACAATATGTTAGACATACAAAAATATCAACTTTTCAATGGGGAATGTATTGAGGTAATGGATACAATAAAAGATAAGTCGGTTGACTTAATTCTATGTGACCCTCCATATGGGACAACTGCTTGCAAGTGGGATAGTATTATAAATTTAGAAGAAATGTGGAAACAATATAATAGAATAATAAAAAATAATGGGGCTATAGTTTTATTTTCAGCTCAACCATTTACTACAAAATTAATTTCATCTAATTTAAAAAATTATAAATATAGCTGGTATTGGATTAAAAATACAAAAACAGGATTTGCATTTTGCAAATATCAACCATTAAGATGTGTGGAGGATATAAATATTTTTTATAAAGATGCACCATTATACATTCCACAAGGTCTTAAAAAAATTAAACCAATTAAAAAATTCAAAAAAGAAGGAGACCAAGGAGAAGTATATCACGGTGGATTAACTGGTAAGGAATATATACAAGAATACACAAATTATCCTAATCATGCATTGTATTTTAATAAAGAAGTTAATTGTATCCATCCAACTCAAAAACCAGTTGATTTATTAGAATATTTAATAAAAACATATACAAAAGAAAATGAGATTATATTAGACAATTGCTTTGGAAGTGGTGCGACTGGTGTTGCTTGTGCAAATACTAGAAGAAAATTTATAGGCATAGAACTAGATAAAAATTATTTTAAGCAAGGTAAAAATAGAATAGAAAGAGCATACAAAGAAAATTTATAA